TTACGGCTGCTTGATCACGACCAACGAAAGAAGCTTCAACGTCTTTCTTGATAGCTTTTAGAGCTTTAGAAAGTTGATGGGCTGTTTCTTTAGCACGACCATATGTGGCAATAGCGTCTGCCGTTTTTGAGACCTGAAAACTCTCTTCCATGATCTGGGTTGTGTTTGAACGCATTGTAGTAGCGACGAGAGTTGCCATTGTCGCGTCGGCTCCTTCGACGATTGCGTTATCTGCGCTGGAATTTCTAATGGCGTCCTCTTGCCATTCAAATACTCGAGCTTGTACTTTCTCTGTTTTCATCAGAGTAAACATGGGCGTACTTAGGGGACTAATATCTGTGATGATATCTGAAACGTCCTCTTTTTTACCCACTTGATCGTATGTAGTATACGTAGCCATTGTGTGGTTACCTTTTTCTAGATTTGGTTATTGAACTAACGCTCCCAACGCGCCATTAAGGCATCAGTCACATCATCCATATCCGTACTACTTCGCAGACGTTCTCTAGCTTTCTGTTGTTTAGCTCTTTGATCGTCAGATCTTGTAGACGGGGACTTTTTAGCTTTCAGAACTCGACCTTTTGACTGCTTGGTCTTAATGACTTTAGCTTTTGCCTTCTTTGTTTCGGCTGTAGCTTTAGTCTGATCATACAGTCTGGCTTTGTTGAGTATCTTGATGACTTGAGGGTCAACATATTGATCTACTTGTTCTTGAGGTAATCCCTGGCTGACTGCGTAGTTACGAATGTCATTGTACAATTCGTCACCCCAATCGGGCAGATCATTCCTCAAGACCTTGATGCATTCTGTGGCTGCTTCTTGCACTTGCTTTTGTTGTTGTGCTTGGGCGTCCTTGTAAAATGCATTAGATTCTTCTTGTAGAAACTTTAGATCTTTTTCAGCTTCCTGAGATTCACGACGGAATGCAGCAAAATCCTCAGTGGACATCTGTCGACTAGCAACAAGCATGTCTACTTCGGCGTAGGGCTTCATCCGCGCTTCTGCTCTTTCGAGAAGCTTCTGATAGCTTATGTGTGCCTTACCGAGGGCATCCTCGGCTTCCTTGCGTTTGGCAGCAACTTCTTGAGACTTACGGGTCAATGATGCTTCTTGTCCATGAAGACGTTTGAGATCTTTTAAGGATGCCTGTTTGACTTCGCCGTCCACCGAGATTTCAACCATAGTTTCATCAGATAGCAAAACTTCCGTTTCATCTTCTTCTTCTTCTGTCTCTGGTTCATCCGGGTCTTCAGTGTCATCGTTATCAGGGTCCTCGTCAGTTTCTTCTACTTCCTCGTAGTCCTGTTCTTCATCATCTTGTGTATCTGATGTGTCCTCTTCAGTCTCTTCATTTGAGGGTTCATCAGTCGCCTCTAGTTCTTCGTTATTTGCTGATAGGTCTTCACCGTCAGCCCAACGATCTAGAATGGCATCCGCTGCATCTGACAAGTCGTCGTAAGCAGTGGGTTGAGTAGCTTCTCTGTTCTGGACGTTTGACATGGTCCTATGCTTCCTCTTCGCTGTTGTCGCGCTTGGCTAGTACTTCGTCTCTGACTGATACTTGCTGCTTCAATGTGTTCACCACGTCTACAAGTGCGCGATAGTGGTAGTAGTAAATCGAGCGCTCTTTCGATTGCTCGGGAGTTGAGTTGACAAAGTTCTGGAATGTTTGCTCCACCAACTTATTTACAACTCGGTTAAATGGCTCGGACTTTAGTAATGTGTCTGCGTCGTTGCCGTGGTTAATGAGTTCTTGCTCATCCATGTTTTTGCTCTCCTTAATGAATAGTTACTTTTTAGGTGGGCGTCCTTTTTTGGACCCATATGTGCCAGGACCTTTCGGCATAGGTTCACTCCTCTGTTTGTGATTGTGGGCGGCTATAATACTTAGCCAGTTGGTGATGCGATTGCTCTGACGTCGTCAGCTGTTCTCGCAATCTCTAGTTCAGCATTATCGACCATCTGCTTATGCTCGAGTTGTGCCTCTTTGAGATCCTGATTGTCAGACTGAAGTGCAAACTGTTGTTGTGCTTTCATCTGCTCTAATTGTACTTTCATTTGCGCTACCTGAGCATCCATTTGAGCTTTCATCTCGGCTACCTGGGTTTGACGCTCTTGTAGTTCAATCTGTTTCTGTTGCATTTGCATAGCCATCTCGGCATTCTGATCAGGCTGCTCTGGTGGCAACTCTGATGGTGGCGTTAAGTAATCTTTGACGTTCTTAATGCCGTTCTGCTCCATGACGTGCGTCATCAGCTTATGTTGGTTCTCAGGTGTATACATCTTAGACAAGGTTTCATCAGCTGACATGATAGCGTGAAGAGACATGTACTTCGTAGCTTCAGCTTCCTGTTCGCCGTACCCGAGGTGTAGCTCGACAGTGACGTCTCGTTTTTGACCCCAGGCAGCTGGGCTTACTTCTACGAAGTCTCCAGCTATCTCCACGATCTTAGCATCTGGCTCATTCTCGACGACCAGCTGGTAAATCATTTGATACAGAGGTTTCAGAAAGTTGTTTGCGAAGTTACGTGCGATAATCTTTTGACGCTGTTGTGACATGGTAGCCAGCTGCTCAACCATTGCGGCTGAGTTTTGCTTGCTGATAGCGTCCTTGTTAAGGCCCTGTGATAGACGTGAGACGCCTGTGGTATCCTCTTTGTCCTCATCCAGCATCTGTATTGTCTGGAAGATAAATGGGTTCAGAGGTGCCTGAGCCATTGGCGATATTGCGTCGGGCCTAGAAACATTGATTATGCCGCCAACGCGATTGTCAATGAGCTCCCTTGGGTTGGTCAAACCGCCTTTGACCACCTGGTAACGTGGGTTATTGGTGATCATTGCGTGATCGAGGATCGACCTGGTCAATACTGTTCGAGCGGTTTGTATTGGCAGTACTTTGGACCCGAAGTTAGAACCAAAGAATGCGTGGGGTATCGGTAGTGGAACGAAGGCACAGAAAGGTTTGTATGTGCATAGTTCTTTCTCAAGAATTACATTGCCAGCCTTTATGATCTTGTACGTTTCAGCAATGCCGTCGCCCGACAAATCAACGTCCATGTAAATCTCATACACCGTGACAGAACGGACCTGATCTTGATAGCCCTTAGCGTTGAAACCACGGTCTGACCCAATCTCTTCATGCCTCGATAGCACTTCTGGGTCACTTTCCATTTCCACATCGTCGTGATCGCCAATTTTAGCGATAAGCTTCTCATCATATCCAGCCTCTCTGAGTTCTGAAATTGTCATTTTAGTTCGATGGCCCAGGAATGATGCCAATTCTAATGACTTACACTGGGGCTCGATTACGAACTCCTCAGGTGCAACTGCCTCGATGGCTACTTGGCTCACGTCCTGGCTAATGCGTAGGTCTCCGCTGTAGAGACCGAGTTCGTCTTGTGTAACTTCCTCGATCTCTACGTTGTCCTGGGCAACTATAGCGTCAAACTCTTCTTCCGTTAAATCTTCTATTGGTTCTAAGTAGGAATCCTCACGCTCGTCGCAGTATACTTTACATAGGCCAGCCCTCGCTATGAGACCGTCGTGAATTACGGACTGCATCACTTCAAATAGATTGTTTTGTCTGTTGGCTACATAGTCACAGTACGCAGTGCTTACCTCTGCGATACGGGTATCCTCGCCTGTTTGCGCTGCGAAGCGTACAGTTTTATAGCCAGTGCTAAATGTTTCTAACAGTGCAGCTTTCATGCTCTCGCCGGCATCATAGACATCCATCGATACATACTTAGAGTTGCCATCGTGCGCTGGACGTGGAAGAGCCGCATTATAATAGTCTACAACCTTCTTACGTTCTCTACTTATGGCGCTGTCGAAGTAACCTATAGATCTGCGGATATTGTCATCCAGCATCGTGACTAGCTTTTCGTCATCGACCTTTTTGTAGTCTTTTTTATCCATAATGATCATACCATTTCAATGTAATAGTCATCTGCACTCTCAATCGGTTCCCAGGCACCTTCGTGCACATGGTTTGCTAATGCCAGCGCCATGACACAGTCGTCATAACAACCAGGCTCGGCTTCCATAGAGCCCCTTCCAGTGACCACGTATGTAAGCATCACTCGTATTGTAACTT